CTTGGACAAACGTAAATGATCCAAAGTCTAAAAACGTAGTCCATGCACATAAAGAGTTTTCTTTTGTTGGTTTGTATTATATAGATGCAGAGGGAACAGGTGATCTAATATTTCACAATCCGATAAATCTACTATCAGACTGTAATCCAAAATCACCTTTTGTAAGAACTGTAAGTTATCCACCAAAAAATGGTAACTTATTGTTGTGGCCTGCATGGGTGCCTCACGAGGTTGAAATCAACAACTCTGACAGATACAGAATAAACATGGCTTTCGATATATTCTTGGGAGAGATGGGATGAATATATTTTACTTGCATGAAGATCCAGTGCAAAATGCAAAGTGGCATATTGACAAACACATAGTCAAGATGCCTATTGAATATGCACAACTTATGTCAACTGCACATAGGATGTTAGATGGTCATATGTACATAGGTAGAACTGCAAATGGTCGTAGGATTAAAAGATGGAAACTACAAGATGAACGTGATGACATTTTATACAAAGCATCACACGTTAATCATCCATCTGCCGTATGGGTTCGTGAATCTATAGAGAACTATTTTCAGATGTATAAGATATACATGGCCACACTTGCAGAGTTTACACATCGTTATGGTAAAGTGCATGGTGCAAGCAAACCATCTATGTATCTAATGAGAGCACCATTGAATATACCTTTAGTAAAAGGAACACAGATTCCACAGGCGATGCCTGACTATTGTAAGGTAGAAGGTGATCCAATCACTGCCTATCGTAACTACTATATAAATGAAAAGAAAAGATTTGCGACTTGGAAAAACAAGGAGATACCAGAATGGTTTATGACCCAGAACCAGAAAGATATTATGACTGGATGTTATGGAAACTACGACAAGACTCAACCTTTGAAGAAAGATGGAAAGAAAACATCAAATATTGTAAGTCTCGCAGAAAAGAGGAAAGAGCTAAGAGAATGAAAACTCAAGAAGATATTCTTAAAATGGATATGGCAGAACTCACAAAATCATACTACGATTTATTGAAAAGAAATAAGGAACTGGTTGAGGAAAATGAGAAACTAAAATCTCAAGTGGGTGATTGGAAAAATAGTTTATGGGGCTCTCACTATAGACAGAGGTTTCATACATAATGCCCACATACACGATTAGAGATAAAAATGAGGATGAGTATTACGATACCATTTGTAGTTGGAGTGAACTTCAAGAGTTCCTAAAAGACAACCCACATTGTGAAAAGGTTGTTACTGCACCAGCTATTGTATCTGGTGTCCAAGGTAGATCATTCAAAACAGATGGTGGTTTCAATGAGGTATTGTCAAAGATTGCAGACTCACATCCAAACTCACCACTCGCAGACAAGGTTAATAAGACAGATACTATCGCACAAAACAAAGTAAGAAACGTGGCAAAGAAACATAAGTTGATAGATGTTGGTGGACAAAACTTGGGTCAGAAATTTAAAAAGAATAAATCCACTGGATTATATTAATATAAATAAAACGTATGAGGTGCAAATTAATCTTTTCACACTCAGCACTCATACAAAAAAAGGAGTGGTTGGTAGAAATGCTGAGGTTATCCATCTATCACCACTCCACCTTTTTACTAGGATTATATGATGGCAAAACAAAAAGAGATTACATACAGTCAACTAAATGAAATCAAACCAGTAACAGATAGTCAGAAAGTTGTTTTTGATTCTTGGAAACAAGGTCTAAATCAATTTCTGTTTGGTTGTGCTGGAACAGGTAAAACTTTCGTGTCACTATATCTCGCATTGTCAGAGGTATTAAAAAACGAAACACCATACGACAAAGTTGTCATGGTTCGTTCACTCATCCCCACAAGAGAGATTGGTTTTCTGCCTGGAGATGAAGAGGACAAAGCTGCACTATACCAAGTTCCATATTCTAACATGATGCAGTTCATGTTTGAACAACCAAATGAACAGGCATTTGAATCACTGTATAATAGAATAAAGGCACAAGGTAGTTTCTACTTTTTATCAACATCATTTCTACGAGGTCTAACTTTTGACAATACAATCATTATAGTTGATGAGTGTCAGAATCTAAACTTTCACGAGTTGGACACGATTATCACAAGAGTTGGACAAGACTCTAAAATATTTTTCTGTGGTGATTTTAGTCAATCAGACTTGACCAAAATGCATGAGAGAAATGGGCTGATGGACTTCTTGCAAATTCTACAAGAGATGGAAGAGTTTAATTGTGTAGAGTTTAACATAGGTGATATAGTTCGTTCTGGTTTTGTAAGAAACTACTTAATACAAAAGACCAAGTTAGGAATGGGAATTGAATAATGAATATAGAAAAATTAAGAGAAGAAATAGAATACGATGAGGGGAATGTTGAAAAAATTTACCTTGATCATCTTGGCCTGCCTACTTTTGGTATTGGCCATTTGGTTAGGGAGTCAGACCCAGAACACGGATGGGAAGTCGGCACACCTGTCTCTAACGATAGATGCGTTGAGGCCTTCAACGAGGATATCAAAACAGTCGTGTCAGACTGCTACAAGTTATACCCAGACTTTGATGATCTGCCAGAAGAAGCTAAAAGAATAATTGCAAATATGATGTTTAATATGGGCCGACCAAGGTTGTCAAAATTTAAAGGTATGAAACGTGGTGTGGATGCAAGAGATTGGAATGCAGCCGCAGATGAGATGGTTGACAGCAGATGGTATCGTCAAGTAACAAATAGAGCAGACAGACTAGTGGAAAGGATGCGAAATATTTAATTATGAGTTTTAATCATGTTCCTGTGGAGTTGCCTGAAATAAAGGCAACTACAAAAGATAAAGTAAGATTGTATGAAACACCAGATGGAAACTTCTATCCATCTATCACCACAGTCTTATCAGTTAGAAACAAAAAAGGTCTTTTTGAGTGGAGAAAAAGAGTTGGTGACGAAGTTGCAAACTATGTCGCAAGAAAAGCTGCAACTCGTGGAACTCATGTCCATCATATGTGTGAGGACTATCTAAACAATGTTCATTTGAATTTTCCAGAAAAATGGGAAAAACATGAAAAGAGATTTTTACCTTATGTGTTGTTTAAACAATTACGAGACTCTGTTATACAAAAGATAGATAATATTCATGCACAAGAGTGTGGATTGTATTCTGACAAGTACAAGATAGCTGGTCGTGTAGATTGTATTGCAGAGTATGATGGTGTTCTATCAATCATTGACTTTAAAACTTCAACCTCTGAAAGAAAAGATTCTTACAATGAGAATTACTACATTCAAGCATCTGCTTATGCAGAGATGTTTGAAGAGAGAACTGGAATCGAAATCAATCAAGTCGTAATTTTAGTTGTGACAGAGGATGGTGTCGTTCAAGAATTTATCAAAGACAAAACTGAATATCTTCCAATGTTAGTTGACACAATAAAAGAATGGAAACCACTTGACAATCAAACATAGGTATGGTATAAATATAATACAATTTGTTGATGCAAGTTGAATACTGGGCTGGACGAGGGGGCAGTACCCTCCGCCTCCACCATAAACACATTAGAGGAGTTATTGAAAGCAACACGAAAAAGAACATTAGTCAAGACACTAATATACAGATGCTGGGTTATACTTTCAACTTATGTTATGTTATTGATTACTGGGCAAGATTATACAACAGCAATATTACCTGCTATCGTTATAAATTTTGTTTGGACTACAAGTTATTACTTGTATGACAGACTTTGGTTGCGTATCAAATGGGGACTTGAAGACTAGTGTGCTTATGATGGGGGCGAAATAGGATCGACAGACAGAGATAGACAAGTGGAGAATTGTGGGTTGACTGCCTAATAGGTCAAAAAAGTAAATGCAAACGATAACTTTGCACCTGTTGATTATGCCCTTGCGGCTTAATTAAACTGAGTTTCGGTGATGTACTTGGAAACAGAAACATCACCACTTTATTATTAGTGAGGTTGGTATGACAGAATTTATCTATGATTGTTGGAATGGTGTTATGAACCATAACAAAAATCCCCTAAAACATATTCCAGATTTGCAAGTAAGACATTTGGTTCTACAGATACTTGCTTGGATGTGGTGTATCGTATTTTCCATGTATGTTGGAAGTTGGTTTGTGATGGGCATCAGTATGGTTGCACACGCACTATTTCTTGCTGCAATAGTGGTTACTGTTGGGACATTTGAAACTGCAAGACGAAATCCTAATTTCTTTAACACGTTTGCAACAAGCACTCCAAGTCGTGCAAGAGCAATGTATTATGATGGTAAAAGAATACCACTAGATAAAAATGATGTTGGTGGAGAGCACGAGTAATGCAAACACCTAAAACTTTTTCTCTTGAAATAGAAAATATCGCAAAAGATATGAAGATGTCACATATGGATGCAGTATTGTATTATTGTGAAAAGAATGATTTAGAACCAGATTCGGTAGGTAGATTAATTACAAAGGGGTTAAAAGAAAAGATAGAAGCAAACGCAAGAGATTTAAACTTTTTAGAAAAAACAGCAACTTTACCAATATAGGAGATATTATGAATCAAGCTGTAAGAAATCAAGGTTTTGAGGCCTTGGAAACGATGCAAATGAGAAATCGTATTAATGAACTTGAGCACGATTGTGCAGAGTTGCAAAAGTCTAACGAGGAACTACGAGAGAGATGTAAGAAACTTGCGTCTAGAGTTCCAGAGTGGCCTAAGGGTTATAGACCAAATAGAAAGAAGTTCAATGGAAGTAGATCTCATTGATCACATGGGCAGTGACTTGACTGTTGTCAATGCTGCCCGTGTTTCATTTGCAAAAGAGAGTAAAGAGTTTTCTGACAAAGATAAGAAACTCATTAACTATCTTGCAAAACATAATCACTGGAGTCCTTTTGGACATTGTAGTTTACAGTTTCGCATTAAGGCTCCAGTATTTGTCGCACGACAACTTGTCAAACACCAAGTCGGTTTGGTGTGGAATGAGGTGTCAAGACGATATGTAGATGACGAGCCAGAGTTTTACATTCCAGAAAGATGGAGACTCAGGGCAGAGAATAAAAAACAAGGTAGTAGTAATGAGACTATCGAATATAACATCAATGGTTCAATGGATTTTGTAAAGACAACATATGATAACTTATTAAAGTCTGGTGTTGCACCAGAGATGGCAAGAATGGTTTTACCACAGAATATGTACACAGAGTGGTATTGGTCTGGAACACTGATGGCATTTGCAAGAGTTTGTAATTTAAGATGCAAAGATGATACACAGAAAGAAACACGACAGATCGCAGATGATATAGATTTTTTGGTTTCAACACACTTTCCTGTTTCATGGAAGGCACTAAGATTGGTATACTATTGATGAGTAAACATATAGTTTATGGAAACGGAGAGTCCAGACCTCGCAAACCGATTGTAGGGGGTGACTTTATAACTTGGGGCTGTAATGCAATTTATCGTGATTTTGCACTTGACAATCTTGTTTCTGTAGACTATAATATGCAACAAGAGATATACGAATCAGGGTATGCAATAAGAAATAAATGTTGGTTTTCTGATTGGAGTATTCTACCAGACTTTGATGTTGATGTGATGAAGATGGGTTGGCCAGATAGTGAAATATATGAAACCACGAAACTGTCCAGATCAAATTCATCCAAGATGCAGTTTTTAACAGACTGTGTGGTTCAAGGTAAAACAAGAGAGTTGGTTGAAAGTAACATCAAGGAGGCAATGTTTCATAATCCACATCTGATTGAAAAGGATTTGAGACAAAAGATGGAAAAAGATATTGGTCTATTTATCACATGGGTTGAGAAAGATGACCAAGTAGAAGAGATAGACTTTCCTAAAGGATGGTCTGCTGGGAATACTGCACTACACCTTGCTTGTCAAAGTGGTGCAGAAGAAGTGTATATGTGTGGTTTTGATGGGAGTAGTTATTCAGAACCTATAAATAACATATACAAAGGTAGTAAGAATTATCTTCCTGCCGATAGTCGTGGATTAAACACGATTAACTGGGACAACCAATTTAGAATGATAGAATTAGAATATCCTAATGTGAAGTTTTATAAGGTTGGAACAGAGTTAACATACGAAGAACTAAAAAGTAACATACGATAACATAAGGAGAAATATATGTCGTTAGAAAGCTTGAAGAGAAGTAATTCTCTTGATAAACTACTTGGTGCAGTAGAGAAAGAAAACGCACCGCAAGAAAAGAAATCCTACAAAGACGAGAGGTTGTGGAAACCAGAACTGGATAAGTCTGGTAATGGTTATGCAGTCATTCGTTTCCTACCAGCAGTTGAAGGTGAGGATATGCCATGGGCACGAGTTTATAACCATGCGTTCCAAGGCCCAACTGGTCAGTGGTATATTGAAAACTCTTTGACTACTGTAGGACAAAAAGACCCAGTATCAGAATATAATTCTCAGTTGTGGAATACTGGTCTTGAGTCTGATAAAGAGATTGCAAGGAAACAGAAAAGGAAGTTACAATACTTTTCTAATATCTATGTGGTGAGTGATTCCAAGCACCCAGAGAATGAAGGTAAGGTGTTTCTTTTTAGGTATGGTAAAAAGATCTTTGATAAACTTATGGCTGCGATGCAACCAGAGTTTGAAGATGAGACACCTATCAATCCCTTTGACTTTTGGGAAGGTGCAAACTTCAAGTTGAAGATTCGTAAGGTAGATGGTTACTGGAACTATGATAAGTCAGAGTTTGATAACCCATCTGCGTTGTTTGATAATGATGGAAAGATTGAGGAAGTATGGAAGTCTGCATATCCACTTGCAGAGTTTAGTGCCTCTACGAACTTCAAGTCTTATGAAGAACTCAAGACAAGACTTGATGCAGTACTATCTGGAAGTGTCACAGTCGGCAATGTTGCTGAACAGATGGAAGATGAACCCATTGCGACACCACAGGTAGATACGACACCAGTTCAATCATCGTCTGAACAAGAGGATGACGACACTATGGATTATTTCCAGAAGTTGGCAACTGGTTAAACTAGAACTATAGGAGAACCGAAAGAGAGTCTGCGAGTGGATTACGCCCCACTCAAGACTCTCTTTTTTTATGTTAGTGCAGCTTGAATTATTGGATCTGTTTGTCCAACAATAATATTACTTGCAGTGGTATTACTTGTAGATGATGTAACTTTGTTGTCTTGAGGTGCGTTTATAGTAAGGTTTGGTGCGGCTGCTCTCCTGTCTGGTGAACCATCTCTCATCAACTGTGCAGTTCTTGCTGAGTTCATTATCATTCCAGGCTGATCTGGAATGAACAACTCTGAACCACTTTCGTTTACCAGATACATAGAACCAGCTCTAACTCTGCCACCCATGTTTCTGCCTGCTATAAATCCTAAATCAATTTGTTGTTTTTGTAGAGCTTCAAGTTCTGCTTTCGTTACTCTTCTTCTTTCAGCCAATCTTTCTTTTTGATGCTCTTTCATGCCTTCTTTGATTTCTGGTATTTCAGCAAGTTCAGTTTCAAGTTCTGCAATTCTTTTTCTTCTTTCCAACTCTGCCTTTGCAACTTCATATTGACCACCAGCTTTTGCAAGGACATCAATCGCCTCTGCAACTCTCATAATCTCATCAACCTTCTTAGTCAACTCAACGATTTTATCTAAAGGCCCATCTCCACCAAACAAGTTTTTCACAACTTGGGAGAATGTTCCACCACCAAAATCTTCAAGTGCCTTTTTTAATCTATCAACACCATCTGCAACTGCTGTTAATTTATCAGCAGGAATGTTAGACAACTCTTTAATTTGTTTGGTTTGTGCCTCAGTACTGGCAGTCTTTAAGTTACTAATTTTATCTAGAATATCACCAATACTTTTTCCGATTTGGTTGATAACTCCCTCTATTGTTGTTCCTATGTCTTTAACAAACTCGCCGAGTCCATCAAAAGCTCTTCTTACTGATTCTCCAAAAGATTCAAACATTTTACCGATTGGTTCAAATGCTGGTGACATGATACGAATTGCAGTTCCTATTGCGATTGCAGCCGCAGATACAGCAGCAAGACCAATGAGAACTGGTGGTGCTGCAATTGCAGCAAGACCACTTGCAATACCTTTTAGTATTCCACTGATAAAACTACCCACACCTCTTCCAGCAGATGATGCCTTTGTAGCAAAACTTCCAAGTCCACCACCTTTTTTACCAACTCCAGCACCTTTTTTTTGTTTTGATGTGTCTCCACCCAAAGGCCCCACTTCGTCTGATGCAAGTTTGAAAAAATTTAATAATGTTTTTGTGCCACTTTTTAGTTTTTTAAATATACTGGCAATACCAAATCCAGCAAGGACTGTTGTAACACCCATAAGTCCTAAAACTATACTACCTACTCCACTCTCATCACTAAAAAGTCTGTTAAATCCCTCTATAAATCCACCATTAGGCCCAAAAAACCCATCATAAAAAAATTGTAGTTTGGGTATGAGGGTTTTAAAAATATAGTCTATCATTCGTTGATAAAGTGGACTATTAAAAAACTTTGCAAGTGCAAAAAAAAGTCCAGCTAAAAGAGTGCCCTTTAATATTGACATAATTCCTTTACCAACGGACTTTACTTTTTCTTTCATATTACCAAGAATACCACCTATACCGCCTGCTATTTTTTGCAGAAGAGTATTCGTTTTAGCAGTTTGGGCTGCACCTTCTTTTGTAGTCTCTTCCATCTGAGATGGGGAAGGTAGATTATCAGACTGATCAGCAATGGCAGATCTCGTTCCAGTGATTGCTTCTTGCAACTCTGCAAAACTTTGATTGTTTGCCTCTCTAGACATTCTCATCTCATTAGTATGAGTAGAATCTCTTCCAGCCTCACTTCTGTTATTGGCCTTTAACTGTTCAATGACATCTTTTAAAGTGGCCATCTTACTTCTTTACATCCTTTTTTGCTAGTGCTTCTTTACCATAGAAGGCTGCAACAATTGCAGCAACAGATACAAAGTAAACCGCAGCCATGTCACCTAAAATTTTACCTGCCTGATCTAGTCCAACCCATACAGCAATTACAACTGCGAAAGGATAAAGTAACATTCCTGCCAGGGCAAACCATGCCATGTTTCTTTGTGCATCTTGTTTTTTATCTTCATTCTCCATATCACTACGCATATCTTCAAGTTCAATCATTCTTTCTTCCATTGCAATTTCATCATCACTGACAACACCATCACCATCTTTGTCCAGATGTGACCATTTTGAGCCTGGTTCTAATTTTTTAGCACTCATCGTTTTGATTTCCTCTCTTCTTCTTTTATTCTCTCGTTTTCTTCTTTAATCCATTTTGCTAGTAAGTTAACATATATTTCTCTTTCCCACGGAATCATATTATCTAGTTCTGTTAAACTATATTTATGATGTTGCATCAATGCAAAGTTAGTTTCGTAGTAATTAAATAAACTGTCATGGGACAGCATCACTCTAAAAAAGATTCGAGGCCCTCCAAAACAACCTCTGATTTTTTCTTTGTTTTAGGATTTGTTACTTGAATTACATGACGAAGTTTTGGCATGCCATTGAAAAATTCAGAAAGTTTTTCAAACTGAAGTGAGGATAACTGATCAATAAAATCATTAATATCATTTTCAGTCATATCAGATTTACGATACACATCATCACCAAAATGTATTTCATCAATACACTTACCTAATACATGAAAAATTCTATCTACATCATTTGAGTTTTCTTTTAGGTTTG